TACTTCCACTAGTTAATTGGATTACAGTGTCTCCACTACAACTAATAAGTTCATTTGTGTAAATAGCAGTACAAGCAGAAATAACTGGTGTTCCACCAGTTAATGTTGCCGTCTCGATAATAAACGTCTTGTTTATACTGCTATTTCCACAATTATTAAAGTACATATTTTCCTATTATATTAAGTATCCACCGATTAAGAATTTACAAGTTTGGTAATAATCTTTATCCACACTAATAAATACAGTTTGATTAGCGTTAATTATAAATTCTGTTGGTCCATTTATGGCTAATCCATTAAATTTTTCAATACCGTCTACTTTTATAATAATATTCGTGATATTTTCTACATTAGTAATGTAAGTTAATTTCATATCATACCCAGTTTTGAAATCAAAATTGTTTTCCGAACCTGGTTTAAATATAACATTAAAGTTTATTAAATTGTTTGCTTTATCGGCCTTAATTCTCAATTGTGGGACTCTATCATTATTAGAAACCTCAATCATTTCCATCGCTCTATTAATAGCTGGTATTACCTCGAAACTATCTTCATCTAAAATATAACCTTCAAGTGTCATTTCAAATGGTTGAACATAAAATCTTCTCTTATCAAAGTCTTCGGTATTTGATTCATCACCAATACTTTTTAATATAATCGGCATTGGATGACCATTAACCTTTACATAATATTGAATGGATTGGAATGCATGTTGAACCTTAGTATTTAATTTGTTTAAATCCCTCATTCTATTACAGAAAAGTCTAACATCATATGTAAAATCAACTGATGTTGGTTGTGGAATCTTATATACATCCACACCTTTTCTACCACCTTCAAAAGTTGGTACCTTCATGTATGTATAGGTATTACGTCCTGGTATATTAAACAATCCAGCTTGGTTATTACCAACCTGTGGATTCGGTTGTCTAACAATTGTAATAAATGGCATCTTAATATTCTTGTATTTATCCGAATGTTGCCATGTCTTACTAAATTCAGACCATTTCTGAAGACTTAAAATGATTACTGGTACCTTCTCACCATCGATAGTAATAGATAAATCATCAACCACAAAATCAAAAAATGTGGAATCAATATCCTCATAGAAAACACCCCTAGGTAAAAATGTACCTTGGTCTGCGATATCATTTAATATCTCTTGTCTTCTCTCAACACCTACCTTTGGTGATGTTAATTTTAAGTTTTTTATAAATCCACGGGGAAGTGCACACATAATTATTGTATATTAATTTTATTATTTTTATTTAAATTACCTTCATAAACTACACCATTAATTTCTCTTGTTGTTGCCCAAAGTGGTTGAAGGTTACTTAATTTGTTAACAACACTTGGTAGGGTATCTTTATCAAATAATGATACTGGTATTACGTGGTCTATATGCCACTCACCATAATTATCCCAAGTCATACCATCAGTAAATAATACTTCTAAATGATTTTTTAACTCTAATGGTGAATAACCTAACAATTCAATAGTCAAACCTTGTTTTTCTCGTCCAAGTCTTTTAAAAGTATTAGACAATAAATCTCTACACATGAAAAACTCTTTATTGTCAATCCTATATTCCCTTTGATATTTATTAATTTTATCTCTATTTTCTAATCTATATTCTTTAATTTTATCTATATTTTCTAATCTATACTCATTTTGCTTTGCGGTTAATTTATCAACATTATTTAAATAATATTTTTCAGCGTTCTCTTTAAATTTATTGATATTATCATTATAATAGTTTTTTGCATATCGTTTAGATTTATCCTTATTTTTCTCTCGATATGTTTTTTGATATTCTTTATATTTCATTGTTCTCTCTTCTTTAGTCATAATCTTCTTTTTAATATCCAGAAAATTCATTCTCATCAACTGGACTACATAGTACGGTTCTATATGCACCTTTAAATCCTAGGATGGTATGTTTATTGTCCCAGTTTTTTCTTCCGTCATTACTAACATTGTAATAAACCATTTCCGTTGGGGCTACAGCATAACCAATGTAATCACCAACCTCAATGTCAGTTTTCAATTCCTCTAGTTGTGCATCATAGATAGCAAATGAAAGATTTCCACTCTCCAAATATCTCAATGAACCATTTGAATTATAAGTTTTATTTTCTGGTTCCTCGAAAGTAGGCATAACAATTAATTCAACTGGTGGTAGATATCTTATCTCATCTGGACCAGCCTCACCATATACATCATCAGTAGTGGTTGCTGCCCTATCTACTTTGTATAAAACAACAATAAAATTATTATCCCCTTCAATTCCTTCACGACCCATTTCGATATCCAAACGATAATCCTCCCCAGAAAAGAATTTCGTGACCCTAGTTATTGGTATTTTTCTTTGATTACTCATAGTCTTTATAGATAAATATTAAAGATTCATTAAATAAGTCCAAAGACTTGATTTTTATTTAGAAAATACTTATATTTGGACCAGGTATTTAAACCTACAACCAATATGAAATTAGAAGACTTACAAGGTTATTCCGCAATAAACATTCTTAGAGAATATAAAGGGAAGAATCCATATATAAAAAAATTAAAATTTGAACTTGAAAATTCAAGGAGTGGAATCGCTCTAACACAAACCCAAAGTTCATATATTATGAGAAATCATGAGTACGAACCATTATTAGTTAATAGGGTTATTGGAATCACCGATTACTTAGGTACTGAAATGCAAAAGAAATATACTCTTTCATTTAAACCAGAAAGGATATTATTTGAATACATCCTTGGTGAAACTGAAAAATCAATCCATGTCTACGGTAAATTGAAAAGGAATCAAGAGAAATCTGATATGTACTTTATACCTAAGTCACAACTACTTGATGACCCTTACTTTGAGAATATTGATATTGAGGTCGATTTTAAGAAATATACTGAGTTAGATACCATGGTTTTAAAGGATGGTACTGTTGGAAGAACCCCATACAAACATCAGATAGAAGGTGTGAAGTTTCTTTTGACTAGAGATGGGTGTATTCTTGCTGATGATATGGGTCTAGGTAAATGTCTGAGTATCAATCAATTAGTATATACACCTAATGGTAGAGAGGAAATTGGTAAATTAAATGTTGGTGATTATGTTATTGGTTCTAACGGTAAAAAGACCAAGATTATTGGTGTATACCCACAAAATATTTTAAAAAAAATGTATAAAATAACATTTAATGATGGTTATAGTGTTGACTGTACTTATGACCATATGTGGACTGTAACATCCAACAACGGTAGTGTTAATAATAAAAGTAGACCAATTAGATATACTAACCTAACTGTTGAACAAATGTTAGATAAAGATTTGGAGATAGAACAACGTGGTACTGGTTGGAATGAAAAACGACCATATAAATTTAAAACTTATTATAAACAATCTAATGGTCAGAACAAATGGCAAATACCCATAGTAGAACCAATTCATTTTGAGAATAATGATATTCTACCAATAAATCCTTATTTGTTAGGTGTGTCATTAGGTGATGGTCACATCAAAGAAAATGGTGTGATTGCTATTGAATTAGGTGATTATGATTTTGATGAAATATTTGAAAACCAAATGTTAAATGAAATCAAGGGTGGGTTAAATAAAAGAAGAAATCAAATTAATACTCTAAAAGAAGAGATTATTAGTCTTAAATTAAACGGTACATTATCACATACTAAATTCATACCAGACATTTATAAGTACTCATCAATTGAAAATAGAATCGCCATACTACAAGGTCTTATGGATACTGATGGTCATTGTATGAAATCTAAAAATGGTGAATTTGTTGGAACTGAGTATTGTTCTGTTTCAGAACAACTTGCTGATGATGTTGCTGAGATTGTACATTCATTAGGTGGTATTGTTAGGAAGAAATCGAAGATTGGTTCTTACAAGAAAGAAGATGGTACAAGGGTTATATGTAAAAAAGCTTACAGACTTAATATTAAATTTTCAAATGATATTAACCCATTTAAACTTAAAAGAAAAGCGGATGAATATAACCAACCCAAGAAATATAAGGTTGGTCGTTATATTAAAGATATTAAATCCATTGGTGATGGTGATAGTGTTTGTATTAAGGTTGAAGCTGAAGATTCGTTATTCACTTTAGAACATGGAATTGTCACTCATAATACCTACCAAGCTATAATTGCTGCATTAGAATCTGGTGCTGAAAGAATTCTTATTGTTTGTCCATCATCCGTTAAGATAAACTGGGAACGTGAGATTCAATACTTCCAATGTGATGATACATCAATAATCAGCGGTAAAAAATGGGAACCAGCTAAGTTTACAATTATAAACTATGATATCCTTAAGAATTTTCATGAGATTCCAGATAATAAGATAAAGGAAGAAGATATTTGTTGGGAGAACCAACATTTAGTTCAAGGTAAATTTGATTTATGTATTATCGATGAAGCCCATTACTTGAAAGACCATAAGAGTCAACGTGGTAGTATTATGAAAGACCTTTGTGTTAAACATAACATTCCTAAGGTTTGGTTACTTACTGGAACACCTGTAGCGAACAGACCTAAGGATTACTATAATCTATTATCACTTATAAAGGCCCCTATCGCAAAGGATTGGATGTTCTATGTAAAGAGATACTGTGAGGCCAAAACGTTCTTTAAAACCCTTAAAAATGGTCAGAAAAAGAAGATATGGCTTACTAACGGTGCATCTAACCTCGAAGAACTGGCAACTAAGACCAAGAATCTGTTTTTAAGGAGACTTAAAACCGATATCGATGATATGCCAGATAAGATTGTCACACCCGTTTATCATCAAATGAATAAAAAACAATGGGGTGAGTATGAAAACCTATGGGAAGAGTACCTTGTTGAACGTAAGAAGAAAAAGAAGAGGGGTGATGTTGACAGAGACTTAGTTGAATTGATATTATTAAGACAATACATTGCAAAGATTACTATCCCTAAGACTATTGAAATGGTTGAGAATGCATTAGAACAAGACCAGAAGGTAATCATATTCACCAACTTCACAGAAGAATTATTAGAGTTACAAGAACACTTTGGAAATAAGAGTGTGATTCATTATGGTGAGATGAGTGATACTAAAAAACAAGTATCGGTTGATTTGTTTCAACAAAATCCAGATAAAAAGGTATTTATAGGAAACATTAAATCTGCTGGTGTTGGTATTACACTTACTGAGGGGACAATTGTTATTTTTAACTCATTTGATTGGGTAACTGGTAATAATGAACAAGCAGAGGACCGTTCCTATCGTATAGGTCAAATGAATCATGTTAATGTTTATTACCAATTATTTGATAATACTATATCCACTAGAATGTGGGAAGTTCTCAAAGGAAAGAAAAAAGTAATTAACTCTATTTTAGGTGAAGATGAAACTGAATTATTAATTGATTTTATATTAGAGGGTGATTAATTTATTCGTCTTATTTTATTTCTATTGAGATTTCCCTCATAAATAACACCATTAATTTCCCTTGTTGTTGCCCAAAGCGGTTGTAAATTAGTTAATGCGTTAACAACTGATGGTGGTGTATCTGGGTCAAATGTTGAAACATCCATTATGTGGTCAACATGCCATTCACCATGATTATCCCAAGACATACCTTCTGTGAATAGTGATTCTATATGTATTTTAAATTCTGTTGAGGAATAACCTAGTAAATCTATAGTCAAACCTTCTTTTGGTGTACCTAACCTCCATAGAGATGCTTTTAATACACTTCGCCATAAACCAACATGTTTATTTTTTAATCTATATTCTCGTCTTTTATTTTGATTTGTTTTGTTATATTCTTTCTTATAATCATTTTTACATTCCTTACATTGAGAATGAAAACCATCTTTACCTAATTTATTATTATGAAATTCACATAATAATTTATTCTTACCACATTTACTACAAACCTTTTTCATAATATATCCTTATTAATCAATTTTCTGATATATTCAGAAACACTATTATCACTCTCAATTAATTTAACACCTAATTTTCTCATCATATCATCATCAAGTCTAACTTGAATTAAATTAGATTTATTCTTTTTTAATTTTGGTGAGGGTGTAATAAATTCAGCTAGAATTTCTTGTCGTATCTTTCTAGTATCATTATTTAAAATTTTAGACATTTCTTCAAACCATTCTGGACCCCTTTTAGGGTGCATATTATATATTAAATCTAATACCTTGAAATTATTTTTACCAGTCATGGCATCTGAATATAACCCATGGAAAAAGTTAACCCCATTTGGTGTAGATGCTATTATGACTTGACCACAAATATCAATACTTGGCATTAGACTAGTATATAAATCCTTAAACTTATCAATAAATGCTGCCTCATCAATAATAATACATTTTGAGGTAAGACCACAAAAGGCATCCATATGAGAACTAACACCTAATACTCTATTTCCATTTTTAAGTTTTATCTCTTTTTTATTATTCACATCAAAATCATCCTTAGTCAACCCATACTCTTCCAATATTCCTCTAACTTTCCCAATAAAATGTTTACTCAAATCATATCTAGTTGTTACATAGGTAATTATATCTTTATCTTCATTATATATTAAACGCCAAGCTACATAACCAGCAAACATGGTAGTAACATGCATCTGTCTTGATTTTTTAATAATTGAAAATTTATTTTCCGTTATGTGATTATAAAAATCCCGTTCAAATGGAAAATATTCTAATAACCCCCAAGTTGGCTCCTTAATCACATTAACCCCATACCTATGTTTCTCTATAAATTCATGTAACTCCATAATATTGTAATACAAATTTTAATTATTGTACTACAAATAAATACTTATGATTTATATAAAAGTTTAATTATTTACAAATTAATGAATAATAAGTATATTTATTACGAAAGATGATAGAAGAATTATGATAAAGGTTTATAGCATGCAAAATTGTCCTTACTGTACACAATTAAAGGATTTACTAACAGGTGAAGGTATTGAATTCATGGAAGTTGATATCAACAAACCAGAGAATAAGGAAGAAAGTGATATGATTTTTAAAGCCACAAAGGTAGAAAGTGTGCCGATTGTAAGAGTTGGTAAGAATCTATTGGCTCCAGATGTGTCATTTACATCAATTGAGGAAGCGTTTGAATTAACTAAGCAGTTTATGGCTTAATCTGGTTAGATAGTGATTGTATGTTGGTTATTACGCTTGGAGTTTCAGATTCCATATAACCAGCTGTATTAATATCATTACCTAACAGGTTTCTAATCCCTTCCAATTTTGCCCTTATTTTTGGGTCATCACAATATTGAATGGCCATGTCTAACTCCCTGTAAGCATCGAACAAATGGTTAACACACTTCTGCATTATAGCCTTAGTAGTTGACAATCTTTTATGTGGATTAAACTCTTCATTCAATTTTTCTTTGATTAATTTCTTTGTTTCCATTATTTATAAATATTTATATAAAAAGGAAAAGACCATGGCAGTTGATAATGAAGACAAAGAAAAGTTGTTTAGGCAATTTAGACATTCACTAGGTGCACCGCACCGTCAGATAGAAGTATATGATGACCAATTATGTACTTTCTTAGAAATGGCTATTGAGGATTATGCTCAATATGTACAAGAATGGCTTATAGAACATCAATGGCAGTCCCTATTAGGACAAGACATTGACAAAACAGATATGGCGTTTGCATTGAGTGTAAGAAACTTTGATTTCATGACTCAATATACATACGCTTATTCAAAACAAGTTGGTCTACAAGCTAGGGGTCCTTGGGAATTAAAGAAAGATTATATTGATATTGTTGCTGGTCAACAAGTTTATACTATTCCAGCCGATAGAGAAGTTAATGAAGTACTATGGATAACACCATCAGTAACGGATATGGCCTTATTCTCCAACTTCGGTGGTATTGACGTTGGATTCGGTGGTGGATTCGGTCAAGTTGGTGCTGGTGCCGCTGGTGGTGGTATGGGTGCTGGTGGAACGGGTGGTTACTATATTGCC